AACTAAAATTCCAATCTTTACTTTGCATAAAATTAGTAACATCTTTTGCTGTTCTTTCAACTAATCTTCTCAAAAATTCATCTGCTTCTAATTTCTTATTGGCATCGAAATCTATACATATTATTACCTTTGCGATCATTTCTTCTCTCCTTTTTATTTTTGTTCTTTCAAGTCATCAATAATAGAATCTGCTTCAGACTCGACATGAAACAATAATTCACCTAATTCAGATTCGCATTCCTTAGCAGATAAATTTTGAAATGTATTATCAATGTCATCAATAATATCATTCAACTTTTTAATAACTCGTAATTTTAGCTTTTTCATCTTGCTCTCCCTTTCTTCTTTAACCACACTCTATCTATAGATGAATTTACAAAAGGGGGTTTTGTTGTCAAGTTTATTTCTGTTTTTTTTCACTTTTTTTTCTAATATCTTGCAGGACGTGATCATAAGCGGTTCTGCGGAGCTAACTTTTTTTATTTATTTTTACTTTTTTTTATTATAAATATTGCTCAAAAAACCGGTTTGACCCCTAAAACTTAAAAAAATAATATTTTATGTTTGACAAGAAAATGGTAAAAGTGCTTTTTCGGATTTGTAGTATTTTAAATTTTTTATAGTTCTTTATAAAGTCGAAAAATCAGCCGGAAAATTAACCGGCTGCGAAACATAATTGTCTATCGAATTAAATCGAAGGCGGTGTGTCCAGATAGTATCTGGGGACACCGTTTTTTTTGTTTTTAATATCACAAATTAGAAATTGAGAAGTTAACCAAACCGTTATTAAGTGAGGAAACAAATTATGGAAAAGAAGATGATCAAGGAAATGATCGAATCTTTAAAAGGAAAATTATCTACAGAAGAGTTAAAAAAAGTAGAAACCGATTTAACTGAAATTTTAAGTGCGGAAGCTGTGATGGAAAAAGCTTTGTCTAAAGCAAACGATGGAGCAAAAATTTCAAGGGAAAAGAGTGAAGAACTGCAAACAGAAAGTGACAAATTGCAAACAGAAATTGATGAACTGAAAAAGAAAAAAGAACCTGATCTGAAAAAAGAACCTGATCTGAAAAAAGATCCACCTAAAGAACCAGAAGTTGTTCCTGAATACATTACAAAACTGAACGAACGCTTGGATAAAATTGAAACTGAAAAGGAAATTGAAACACAGAAAAAGGAATCCGAAGCGAAAACCAAGCAACTCAATATTGAAATTGAAAAATATCTGGAAGAGGTTGAACTGCCAAAGAAATTAGCAGCACACATCAAGGTCACTGATCCTGAAAAAGTCAAAGAAACAATTAATTCGCTCAAACAAACCCTAAATGATCAAGCATTAAAAGATGGTACTGTTCCATTAACCGGAAAAGGTGCTGGATCAATTACAGAGGAAAAAATTAAGGCTTTTGCTGAAAAGCAAAACAAAGAAAGAAATGAAACTTTAGAATTGTAAAGAAGGAGTCGAAATGAGTTTACAATTAGTTAAAACCGATGGCACAGTCGAAGCCATTGTGTTTGAAAAAGTCTTGGAGGACGTGCCAGGAGGAGTCACTCTAAAGACATCGGAATTAAAGACACTAACGAAAGAAATTCTGGAAGGTGCTTTACTTGCCGAAGATCCGTCAACTGCCAAGCTTTATCATCTCGTTAAAACAGCAAAAGTTTACGAAGCCGAAGCAGCTAATGGAACAGCATTAAAAGTGCTGAAAGCACACGAATTTAAAGTTGGTGAGTTTATCACCAATGGACAGGTATCAACTGAAATTGTTTCGATTACCACAACCGAAACGCTTTATGATACTATCAATTTAACCGCAACTTTGGACGCATTAGAAGCTGTTCCGGTCAATACTATCGTTTACCAGGGGACATCTGAGACCTCAAACGCTGCTACAGCAAGTTCGGCGGTTGTTGAGGATGTTGTCGATGCCACTCTAACGGTTTCAAGCCCTCGTGGGATTGGAAATGGAATAACCGTAACTATTGCCGCTGCTGGCGGTGATACACTTGCGGTAACTTATACTATTGCAACCCGTGTATTACTTCTGTCTCTGGCGAATTCAACTGCCACAAAAAATACAGCAGCTCTTATTCAAGCCGCAATTAGAGCATTATTAGTTCACGAAGGGATTGATTTCTCAGATTGGACTTGCGCTGCTGGTGGAACCTGGGATGCTGCTGCTATTGGTGGAGTTTTGACTATTTCTACCGACTATATGATTGGTGGGGTTGAAAAACCCGCTGCTATTGATCCGCTTTACGCTGCTGACTCAGTAATGCGAAATAGTGTCGATGTTACCGGCGATGATATGAATATAATTGTCTCTGCTGTAACCCGTGGAACAGTTAACGAATCATTGCTTCCTTTCTATGTTCCTGCCTGTCACAAAACTGCCTTAACTGACAGAATTAAATTCATGTAAGGGGAGGAATGATGAATCCATCAATTTTTAATGAAATAAGTGCAAAGACATTGGAAATATACATTTCCAGAAATGACTATGGCGTTGACTACATGTACAAAAAGATTTTTCCATCCAAGTATGTAACGTCATTACTTTATCAAACATTAATCGGAGCACAGGGCAATCCCGTAATTGCAGATGTAGTTTCTTATGATGCCAGTGCACCGGAAAAAAGCAGGAAAACAATAAGCATTTTGACCGGAGCTATTCCTGCGATAAAAATCTTGAGACGAATGACAGAAGTGCAAATTAATCAATATCTTAATCAGAAGAACGATCCCAGAATTGACAAAGATGCATTGCTGAAAGTTCTTTTTAATGATATTGATTATTGTTTTACCGGTTTGGAAGGTCAAAAAGAATGGATGTGTCATCAATTGTTGTCACAGGGCTTTATTGCTTATGATAGCACTAATAATGCTGGAGTTGTAACTGAGAACAATATAGACTTTCAACTTCCGGCAGCGAACAAAAGAAAGGTCAAATCTGCTACCGGAACACGTGTTTGGAATAATGGTACTGCTGCTAATTATCTTCCTATCACAGATATCGAAGTTATTGTAACCGCTGCACGTGCGCTCGGGATCAAGCTGAAATACCTCTTAATGAATTACACTAAATGGGCTCAATTCAGGGCAGCAACTGAAGTAATTCAATATGTAGGTGGACTTACCACTGCAATCAGAACTCCGACTTTGAATGAAGTTAATGTTGTGATGGCAGCCCAAGGATTACCGAAGATCGTTCTTATGGACGCTCTATTGAATATTGAAACAGCAGAACACGTTATAACAGCCACAAATCCCTGGGTAACGAAATATGTTACTTTTATTCCTGAAACCATACTTGGGAATATGTTAGAAGCACCAATCGCTGCTGAACAACTCAATCTTCCACAGACTAAAAAGGTTAGGAAAGGTAATGCATTGGTCTTGAAATATTCAACTTTGAATCCGGTAAATGAAATCACCGAAGGTCAAATTAACGCTTTTCCAAGTTTCCCATCAATAGATCGCTGTATCAGGTTCGATACAGAAGCAACTCCCGAAGCTGACGGTCTTGACGACTAATCCGGACTGTTAAGATGACTATTTTAGAAGCCTTAACAAGCCTTACTGAGTATGATAATGATAATCTGCTCAGTAAGGTTTTACTTGATTACGAATTAACTGGAACGGATACTTATGTTTCGGATACGCATAAAGCTAAGTTAGATTTGTGTGCTGCGGATATTTACGAACATATTGCAACTCAACCGGATTTCTCAGAAAGCAAATTATCAATAAAATATGACAAAAAATCATTACTCATAATGGCACGAAAACTCAGGAAAAAGCACGGAGTTCAAACTGCCAATATCTCAGGTAAATCCCGATGGTAAAGCGTTATCCCCACAGCATTGCAATTAAGTATAATGCTGGTGGATTCCCCAAAGGTGAGTATGTTCCTGGTTTTGAAGTTCAAAAGACAACGGTTTGCAGAATCGAACTAGCAGAACGAGGTAATCAGTATAAATCTCAAACTGGTGGTGATATGATCACTAATGAATGGAATATCTTCAGTCCATTATTTACCGGATATGATGAAATTCCATTATCTGCAATCATCATTTCCACCGATACACCGCTTGCTTTCAAAAATAAAGAACATCTGATTTTAGCTTGGAACGTGTTTCAAAAACATATTGAGATTAAGGTGTAAAATGAAGGGATTTCTACAACCTACTTTCACGAATGCAGCTATTTTTAACCGGATAGATCAATTCGAGCGGAATAAACTCGAAAAGATGTATCAATCGCTTTGTTATATCGGGACACAGTTTTCTAATAATGCCAGAAGCACCCGGACTTACATGGATGACACACGCAACCTAAGAGGTTCAATCGGTTATATCGTTGGTTTTAACGGCACTCAAAGGAAAATTAATCTCAAAGGTACTTCTGAAGGTAAAGCAAAAGCTCGTGAAGTTGCGAGTGAAATCTTATCTCAAAACACAAAAGGATTCGTTCTAATCTGTTTTGCAGGCATGGAATATGCTGCTGCTTTGGAGTCTAAAGGCTATGATGTAATAACCGGAAGCGTTCCGGTTGCTTCGTTGCTACTGAAAGAAATTAAACAGCATCTAAAGGCTGCATAATGAGAACGACTTCCGATGTTATTGATCTGCTTTTTGATATTGTAAATGTGCCGGTAGTTACTTCTGAAATTGACGGTGAAGTTTATAAAGGTAAGAAATCCAGACTTCCCGATAAGGTGGATTTACAGAATATTGTCATTCTTTCATTGCCTATCGATAATGGAGATACTCAGCACATGACAGCGATCATAAATTGCTTTTGCATTGATTATAAGGAAACCGGTACAAGAAACGAAACTAAACTGAAAGATATAGCTGAAATAGTTACCACTCAGCTTGAAAAT